TTGTTTGCTGCTCGAGAAGAATTAGATAATTATGTTCAGGCTCTGAGAGATGGAGGATACAACATATGAGCAGATGGACAAAGAAAGATAAAGAGAGGCAGGGGTACAAGCGCAAGATGGCTTATGGCATGAAGGTGTCGTTGTCTAATGCGCCGTGGGACGAGAAGGAAGAGGAGGATGAACGAGCACGACGAGAAGCTGCGGATCATGGCCCTAGCGATACGAAAAGGGATTGACGTTCGAGGTCCCGAGGCGGTGTCGATTTTGGAAGATGCCGCCGACTACATTGAATTTTTATTTGAGGAGTGGGGTCGTGAGGACGAGGCCGAAGCCACCGCCCCCGAGGAGGAAGAGTAAATGGAAGCCAGGATAGAGGCAATACGGGATTTGATAACCAAGAAAGAAAAAGAGTTGGACGACATCGAATGGGCAGACCCGCAGGATCCGAGGATCGAGGGGCTGCTGCGCGAATTAAATGATTACAAGAAACGAGAAGAGGACGGCGACTTATACGAGCCGAATTTTTAAATGCTGACAGAAGTAAAAGAAGTAATAATCGAAGAGACGACATACGCTGACAGTGCGTTTGGTGTGACTGAGGAGGGGGACGGTGTGTTCTTCAACTCTCGGATTGTGCAGAAGATGGGATTGAAGGGGGGCCAGACGGTGCAAGCGTACCTTGTGCCCAACTTCCCTGACAAGAGGGCAAGCATTCCATGGAGGGCGATGCGTGTCGAGGTGACCCACGATCAAGAGAACATCGAGGTTGGCCCGACGTCACTGCGTGACAAGATCCACCGCCTGTTGAAAGAGGACCACGGGTATTGGACCGCGCTCGAAGTGGCGGAGGAACTGGACGTGGACGTTAAGGTTGTGGATGAGTTGTTGTCTAAGGACAAGTCAGTCATGTCCACCACCGCCTACTACATGTGACTTGCATTCTGCATGCGACTGGTGTAGGGATAGGCAACATATTTCGTACAACAGGAGATCGACATGGCGAAAGCAAAAAAGAAGGAGGCACCGAAGTTCAAGAACGTAGCCGTTTTGTTGGACGATCACGCGATGCTGCATGAATTGGCAACCGAGGACCAGAGATCCATGGCTCGACAGTTATCTGTCTTGATAAGAAAAGCCTATGAAATGAAAAACAAATCTGGTATGGTTGCTTCGTAGGACAAGCTCCATACACTGCTCGATGAGGCCCACGCCTGTGGCTTTATCGCCTCACAAACTCCCCCACCTGGCTAGGTCACGCACTGCAACGGTGGGGGTTTTTTTATTCAAAGTCTTGGGGAGTTAGTTCCTCGAACCGAGACGCAGGTTTAAACATGCTGATCTTCACGCGCTGTCGGAAGAACGTAGCGTACTGCGGATAGTCTCGAGCGAACCACTGGGTATAGAAAGTCTTGTGGTTGTTGTTCACCTTGAACGTGGTCTTGCCATCCACATCGGGACGGTCAGTGTGCCAACGGATCTGCGCGAAGATGGCATCGGCCCCATAATTCTGGAACCCTCGATTGATTATGTCGAAGGTAAACCGACAGAACAGTTCGTATATCTCAGGATGTTCCTTGTGATATTTCAGTGCGGCCTCTTCCATCTGATCGTAGCGTGTTCGATCACGGGTGAAGTTCATCTCTGTCTGTGTCATAGCTTGGCCTCGTTTGGTTTACCTTTCTTCCCTTCACGCAACCTGTCGGGTTCTTTGGTGTAGCCTCGGATCTGCGTGACGTTGTGCTTCTTCATCCCTTTCAAGAATGCTTTGGCTACGTCCTCATCCAAACCTGTCTGCATCGAAAACTCTTTGGCTCCAGTATCGAGGTGCCTGAGACCACGCTTGTAGTCTACGATTGTTTCGATAGCAGCCTCGTGTTTTAGTCTATTGCTTTTAGTGTTAGCCATTCTCGTGCCTCTTCTCCTAATACTTTTGCACCGATATCGATCTTGGCGCGGAGGGACTTGACGATCTTCTCATCGATGGTGCCTTCACAAATTAGATCCACATAGGTGACAGGGTTCTTCTGACCGATACGATGCGCCCGATCTTCAGACTGGATCCTTGTCTCCAGATTGAAATCGTTGGCGTAGTATACCACAAGATCAGCCTCGGTCAGAGTTAAACCGTATCCTGCGGTAGATGGGTTGCCGACAAAATATTTAAGCGGGTGGTTGGGGTCTTGGAAGTTGCGTACGATATTGTTGCGCTCCTCATCCCCTGTGTCCCCGAAGTATCCTGCGGCTGCATGTTCCCCGTATTTCTTTTTCAACGTAAGAACGATTGCTTGTATGTCGTAACGAAAGCGTGACCAGATGATTGCTTTGCCATCGTGCTCATCCATGATTTCGTGCAGAGCATCCATGCGTTTGGTCGGGAAGGTAACGACCTTGCCCTCGTCAGTCTTGATGTGGCCCGACAGAACCTGCTGCAATCTGAGTAGCTGCGTGATTACCGCAGGTGCGGTGACCATCTCGCCATCATCGAACAGCATCAAGGCTTCCCGTTGGATGCGTTCGTACATCATCTTCTGTTCTTTGGTCAGTGGTATATACCGAGCGGTGTATGTTTTCTCGGGCAGATCGAGACAGTCTTTCTTGAGTACCCGATAGCTGAACCTGTCGATGCGCTCGGTCAGTTCCTCGAGGTTGCGGTATCCGACCACCTGTGTGAACGAGCGACCACCCATGTTTTGTTTCTTGACCACAGCGTATCTGCTTTGGAATGCCCAGTAGCTATCGTATCCAAGGAGACCAGGTCGAAGGAACTCGCACTGCGAATACACATCGAGGGGCGACTTGGTTACTGGCGAACCAGTCAAGAGCCGACGGTACGAGAACCCTGCTGCAATTTTCATGAGAGCCTTGGTGCGTTTGGCCTTGTGGTTTTTGATGGTGGTGCTTTCATCGATGGCAATCATACCGAACTTGCCTAATCTCTTTGCCAACCATATCCCTGCGTTCTGTCCTTTGACAGTTGAGAAGGCTTCGACGTTCATCACGAAGATGGTCAAGCCAGAGTATGCATCTTTGATACTATTTAATTCTTGTTTCTGCTGCTTGTTTGGTGACGATACCCATCGTATCACTCGATGCGGTACATCATCTGACATATGTTCTGGGATTTCTTTCGCAACCCAGTTGCGGTACACACCTTTTGGTGCAATGATAAGAGCGAAGTTGCACTTACCTTTGAGGAACAGAGTGCCGAGGTTATCGATCAGGACCTTCGACTTGCCTGTTCCCATCTCCATAAAGAACCCATATGCATCCTTGCTTCCAGCGTAGTTCATTGCCGTCCGTTGGTGATCATATGGTTTCGTTTTGAATTTATAGTTGACAGTCATTTGTAACCTCCGATATAGTCCAAGGTACGACACATGAACTTGTGTGTCAACCACAACCCTGAAGAGGAGAGAAACTTTGACAGAAATATTTGAAGACATATTCGACGAAGCTGATGCGTTAGCGGATGTCGATGAAGGAACTGGGAAGCAACTTAGCCAACTGGTTCGACAACTTCGTAGCGTCGAGCAACAGATCGAGGATACGGAGCAACACCTCAAAACTTTGAAAGCCGAGAAGCAGAAGCTGTCTATCGAAAGCATCCCGAACTTGATGGATGAGATGGGAGTGGAGCGTCTTGATGTGGATGGTGTATCGGTGGAGCGTAAGCTGATCGTGCAAGCATCTATACCCGTAGCTAATCGGGAACAGGCTTTCGAGTGGCTGCGAGATAATCACTTAGATGATATCATCAAGAATGATGTCGTGTGTTCTTTCGGCAAGGGGCAAGACAATCTAGCAGGGGATGTCGTTGGTATCCTGCAAGAGAAAGGGTTTCCCGTCACAACGAAAACCTACGTTCACCCTTCCACTCTAAAGGCGTTTGTCAAAGAACGTTTTGAGAATGGTAAACCAATCGACCTCGATCTGTTCGGGGCATTCATCACCAACGCAGCGCAAATACGGAGGAAAGCATAATGAGTACAGCGGTTGCTAAAAAGAAAAGTGCAGAGTTAAGCACAGACGTAATGGACGATATGTTCGCAGACGGTGGAGAAGGTGCAGCCTTTGACGCCAGTGAGTTGATGATCCCATACGTTCGGCTTGCACAACAGATGTCACCACAGATCAACAAGAAGGATGCCAAGTACATCGAGGGTCTTTCGTCTGGTGATATGTACAACACCCTGACCAACGCGGTCTATGACGGCGAAGAAGGTTTGAATGTTGTACCCTGCTACGTCACAACCAAATATGCTGAGTTCGTTACACGCGAGAACGGTGGTGGTTTTGTCGGGGAGATTGATCCAAGTGATCCTGTGATCAACCAGACTACCAAAGATGGTACGATGGACATTCTTCCGAGCGGTAACCAGTTGGTCAAGTCAGATGAGTATTACTGTCTGATTGTGGACGACGAAGGTAACTGGGAACCTGCGGTAGTAGATTTCAAAGTCACGGCGATGAAAGTCTCCAAGCGTTGGAAGACACAGATCGCCATGAACAAAGCGAAGAACCCGAAGACAGGACAGATGCAGATCCTTCCTATCTTCAGTACCGTTTGGAAACTCACCACTGTGGATGAGACCAACAAACGGAACGAGACATACTCCAACTATTCAGTCTCCAAGGTTGGTGTACTCGAAGATCGTAACCTGTATCAAGAGGCTCGGACATTCCGTCAGAGTATTGCCGCAGGTGAGGTTAAGGCTTCTGAAGGGCAGCAAGGTGAGAAACCTGCGGACCCAGTAGGGAAAGATGAAATCCCATTCTAAGTAGCCGTGGACGCGGGGGGCAAAGGTTAACAGTCAACCGCGTCCAGTTAACCTCAACAGGAGCCAAGCATGTCTGATGCAAAAAAATTGTTGGCTGCGTTCGAGGGTTCGGATGCAGCATACGGGACAACAACCGTGGGCCGACGAGGCAAGAACGGCAAGACCGAAGCGAACAGTCGCGTGGTGCACGGTACGTTGGACGAGGAAAAAATACAGGCGCACATCGACGGCAATCAAGGCGTGGGTTCTATTCCAATTAACTCTTCGAACGACTGTAAGTTTGGGGCGTTGGATATCGATACCTATGACCTAAACCTGGAAGCGTTAAACCAAAAGGTGCAGTCAATGAAGCTGCCCTTGATCTTGTGCCGTTCGAAGTCGGGCGGTGCACACCTGTTTTTATTTTTAAAAGACTGGGAACCTGCGGCCCTGATCCGAGAATACCTTACAGAGATGGCGATTGTTCTGGGTCACAGCGGCTGCGAAGTATTTCCTAAACAAGATAAGATCCTCGCGGAACGTGGGGACGTTGGTAACTTTATCAACATGCCATACTACAATGCGGAAGAAACAATGCGTTACGCCATGGACAAGAAGGGCAACGCCATGGACCTCGGTCAGTTTCTCAAAGCAGTGGAGAAGACACGGGTCAGTGCCGCTGATCTGGACAAGCTAACATTTGGTGGAGACAGAAAATATTTCACCGACGGACCATATTGCCTCGAGGTCATGGCCTCACAAGGTAAGATCAGAGACAACCGCAACATCACGATGTTTGCCGTCGGTGTATACTGTCGGCTCAAGTGGCCTGACGATTGGAAGAAACACCACGAAGAATATAACCGTATGCTTTGCGACCCTGCGCTCGAGGCAAGCGAGATCGTCAACATCCAACGGTCCTTGGATAAAAAGCCAACGTACTTTTACCAATGCGATATGTGTCCGCTTAAAGATTTCTGTGACAAGAACGTATGCAAGACCCGACCCTACGGCGTGGGCAACAAAGCCCCAGACATGCCAAACGTCGGTGGCCTGACCATACTGCTATCGGAACCGCGTCTGTACTTTATGGATGTGGATGGGAAGCGGATGCAACTGACTACCGAGCAACTGCAAAACCAAACGCTCTGGCAACGACAATGCATGGAACAACTGAGCATGATGCCCCCGACACTGAAAGGTGCCGAGTGGCAACAGATGGTCAACGGTTTGATGACCAAGTCTGTAAAGCAGGAAGTGCCCGAGGAGATGACGATCCGAGGTCAGTTCAAGGAACTGCTGAAAGTCTACTGCACGAGCCGCATCCGAGCCATGGCCCCAGAAGAAATGAACATGGGCAAGCCATGGACCGACGATGGATATACGAAGTTCACCATCTCAGGGATCATGCAGTTTTTACACAACCGAGGTTTCAAAGAATACACACGGGCCGAGGTACAAGAACGGTTGAAAGAAATGAACGGGGGACAGGAATGCCACGGTCACCACGCTATCAGAACCACTGATGGTAAGCGTACCACGCTGCGTGTCTGGTGGGTTCCTGCGTTTGAAGAAGCTGAAATAGATTTAGAAAGTGAGGGTATGAGTAATGACATTCCATTCTGAAGAAAAACTTATGCGGATAACGGAGGTTACCGATTGGCTGAACGTCTCCAAATCCACGATCTACAAATGGGTAAAGGAAGGGACATTCCCGAAGCCTATTATCTTGGGCGAGGAAAGTGGGTCCAAGAACAACACCAGTCGTTGGGTTGAGACGGAGGTCGTGGCGTGGTTGGCATCACGTCCACGGGGCAAGAATGACGAATGAGAAACTGATCCTCGGTCCACCTGGCTGCGGTAAAACCTACACCCTGATCCAACGGATACGGAAAGCCTTGGAGGACGGCGTTCGTCCCGAGGAGATTGCGTTTGTTTCGTTTACGCGTAAGGCGATACAGGAAGCGGTGGAGCGTGTGCTCGATGAGTTCGGCATGGACATCAAGCAGCTTGCCTACTTCCGCACCCTGCACTCGATAGCCTTTCGAACCTTGGGTCTGAGCCGTGGAAGCATGATGGACAAGGATGACTGGGCCTCGATGGGTCGGCACCTCGGGGTCTCCTTCGATGGCATGGATAAGACTGATCCAGACAAAGGGGTGTTGGTTGTCGAGACAGGGGGCGGTGACGGGAGCAAGTACATCCGCGTAATCGACAGGGCCAGATACCGTGGCGTGACACTGGAGCAGGAGTACAACGAAGAAGGGGATCACAACCTGCACTACGTCAAGATGGTGCAGATCGAGAAGAGCATGACTGTGTATAAAACCATGCAGTCCAAGTTCGACTTTGTGGATCTGATCGAGAGAGCCATGACCGTGGAGTTCCCTCGGTTCAAGCTGCTGATTGTGGACGAAGCACAGGACCTCACTCCTTTGCAGTTGGACATGGTCAAGCACATGGCTGTTTCTTCTGATGAGGTGATTTACGCAGGGGATGACGATCAGGCTATCCACAGATGGACGGGTGTTGACGTGAAGAAGTTTATCACCCTGACCAACAACATCGAGGTGTTGAGCCAGTCGTATCGCTTGCCGAGAAAGATCCACGCCCTGTCGCAGAAGATAGCGAAGCGTATATACAGACGTATACCCAAAGACTTTCATCCTCGGGAAGAGGAAGGCAAGATCGAGTATCACCTTACTTTGGATACAATCCCCTTACATCAGGGGTCGTGGACCATCATGGCTCGAACCAACAGTTTCGTGAAAGAGTTTGCCACAAAGTTGCGGGATGCGGGGTACTTGTATAGTGTGAAGGGGCACCCGTCTATTGATCCCAAGGCAGGTCAAGCCATGGAGATATGGCGCATCTTGCAGAACAACGGACGGATTAACATCGCTCAAGTGAAAACACTGTACGATGTAGTTCCCAAACGTGGGGGCGCCCAAGTAGTGAAACACGGGGCTAAAAAGCTGTTGGATGCAGCACCACCTGAGAAGCTGTTTTGCTACGAAGATTTGTTGGGCTATGGCATGGTAGCCCCAAAGGACCGAGACGCGATGGACGTGGTACGGTTAGGCGACGATGATAAGTTGTACGTCCAGTCTATCGAGCGGCGAGGGGAGAGCATAACCGAACCGCCTCGGATCAAAGTGTCTACCTTCCATGCCATGAAGGGTGGCGAGGATGACAACTGCGTTGTGTTCTTGGCATCTACAAAAGCGTGTGTGCAAAGCAAGCACCCAGACGACGAGCACCGTGCGTTCTATGTTGGCGTCACAAGAGCCAGAAAGGAACTGCACATATTGGATACAGATAAAACATACAGGTACGAACTATGACAGATAGAAAAATAACTTTGGAAGAATGGCAAGAGATGACCAAGCTCGAGATGCGAATGCGCGTCCCAGATTATACAAAGGATGAGGACATCGACGCCGTGCGTTTTACTTGGGATGCGGAGAGCGACACGTTTGTCGTAGTGGGATACGATGGAGTGAAACATTGAAACGAGATGAGGTCCTAGAGAAGGCAGGGGAATACATCAACGGTGATCGAGCAAAGGATTACGGAGATGCATACGATAACTTCACGCGTATCGCTGACGGGTGGAACATCATAGTCAAAGAAGCCCAAACAACCAATGGGTATATAACGGCGCAACATGTGGCATTGATGCTTGACTGGTTGAAGACGGCGCGGCTGCTGCACAACCTCAACTCCACAGACGGGTGGATCGACAAGGTTGGATACAGTGCCTTGGGGTGTGAATGTTCTGACCGCGAGAGCGAGATACAGAAACGATTGGATTTGTTTTTAGGTCACAAGAAAAATGGATAATTTATTTGGCAGCGACCTGCATCACCAGATCAAGAACGAACTGAACTTGATTGACAAGGATTGGAACATCCCATCGGAGTTCCCTGACCTGACGGGTCATAAAG